AATTCAACAATACCCTTTCCATCGCATTTTGGACATGTTTCTTTCCAAACTTCATAATACTTCAAAATCGTTTTGTTCCCATTACATTGAGGACATTTTTGATTATCAAATAAATCAAAAATATCCGTATTTTCCAATTCCTCAAAAACTTCAACCCCCTTATCAATAGAATCAATTGCAAGATGTTTGATCTTTTTATAAAACATCAACACTTTTCTCATGTTTTCGTTCGTTCCACCATAATCTGGATGGTGAACTTTTGCCGCCAAACGAAAACACTTTGAAATATCTTTAGATGAAAAAGGATATTGTTTCAATCCCAAGAAATCCATCGCTGACTGTGTTTCTCCACCTATTCTTATTAACATTTCTTAGTTCTCCTTATTTAAAAATTAACATATTTTTAATTCTCATTAATTAATATATATAGCAACGAAGTTTTAAACTAAAAATAAAGATACTAATGAGTGCACATATTCAGAACAAAATATAAAGTTGGTTAGTATTGATTAATAATCATTATTTCTATAAAAGGATTTTTAAAATATGAAAGATATAGAAACTACAACAGTTAAAATAGAAGATAAATATGGTGATTGTTGTTTAGGAGATTCTTGCAATTACAATCATCCAGTAAATAGAAAACCCGAAGGAAGAGTTGAAATATACGAAGAGAATGAAGATGGAACAAAAAATTTAGTTCAAAAAAGTAATTTAGTTGTTTATCCAGGTAGAGAACTAATTGTTGAAAAAATTATTAATCAAGAAATTACTGGAATTGCATCAGATAAAGATGAATATTTATCATGGTTTGGTTTAGGAAGTGGAGGTGTAGATATTGCTGATCCATTTGATCCTTTACCACCAACTAATAGTGATGATGATTTAACAACTGAAATTCCTATGAGTGCAACAGATACTGATTGTGCGGATTTTCATGATGGTGAATATTATAAAGCTCCATTTGATACAATTGAAACAGAAACTGATCCTGATAATGATAACAGATTATTAATTCATAAAATTACAACTATAATTACAAGTGATTATGCAAATGGATATAATTTAAGTGAAGCAGGACTTTTCTCATCTTTAAGTAATGTTGGTGGATATCTTGGGAACTTTACTTTATTCGCAAGAGTTACTTTTCCAACAATTGTTAAAACAGTTACTAGAAGATTGATCTTTATCTGGTATTTGTATTTTTAAGATATATAGAAAATTATTTTACATACAATAGAAATTACAAAAAGGATATATTTGAACTATTAACATTATATAATAGATTATGAAAAAGGATTATAAAAAATAGAATTAAATTAATATAGAGAGAATAGTTACGATGTTGGAGGAATAAAAATGGCCAATATATCTCCGGGTGTTTATACCCGTATAATTGATCTCAGTAATTATGTAGCAACCCAACCTAGTACGGTTGGTTTTATCTGTGCCTTAACAGAAAAGGGTGAAGATAACACTTTGAAATTTGTCGGTTCTCGTGCAGAATTAATTTCTGAATTCGGCGAACCAAACATTACCACTTACGGTAAAAATTATGGACAAGGTTTATACAACGCATACAATTATCTTGGAGAAAGTGGAAGTTTATATTTCTTAAGATGTATGTCCGATGATGCCACATATTCAAATATGAGAGTTGATGCAATTCTTAGAGCTGCAGATGCTACAGCAACAATCGCAGTTACTTATGTTGATAGTGTAAATACTAAAGCAGAAATAAATACTAATCTTGCTGTTGATGCAAATAACAATCCAATTTGTATGTTATATCCAATTGGAAGAGGTGAATATTATAATGCAATAAGTGTTGTATTTACTGCTCATTCAAATCCATTACTAGATGGTGTTTATACAATGGATATTTATGAGAAACAATCCGATGGTGATGATGTAATTATAGAATCTTTTGAAATTTCATTTGATCCTACTGCTATGGATGATACCGGTGATTCAATGTGGATTGTATATATTCTTCAAACGTATTCTTCTATGTTAAGAGCGGATATGACTTTATTAAGCGAAGAATATGCACCAGGTTATGATATAGCAATTAGAAAATATGATAAATCTATTGGAATTGTTTCTTTAACTCTTACTGGTACTGCATCAATTACTGATAATAAACAAGATTTCACTGATTGGGAAACTGATCCTGCCACTGGCAATGCCAATTTTATGGTTATTGCAAAAGATGCAAAAGGAAATAAGATCTGGGGTTGGACTGGACTTGCAAGTGGCGATGATAGTGAAACTGTTGCTATTTACGATGCTAGAGATTTAGATACCGCAAGTTTAGGATGGAATGGTGCAACTGCTGTATTTGATACTGATTCCGAAATTAATTATTTAGTTAAAAAATCTGATCCTGATATTGCAACTGCATTTCCTGGAGATCCTCTTCCATTAAAGAAAGGATTAGATGGAGCATTGAAAAATGCATCTGGTGATTTAGTTACTTCTGAAGCAACCAGTTTACTAGCAAATGGTTATGCTGGAACAATTGATGATAACGTTCTGGATTATGAGAATGTTTATTTTACTCTTGTTTTTGATTGTGGTTATCCATCAAGTGTAAAAACTCAATTGAGCACTTTAGTTCAAACCAGACGAGATTGTGTGGCAATTTTGGATAATGGAGATAATGCTTCTTATACTGCTGCAATGTTAGCAAGAAATAATGTCAATGTTTTCAATACTTATTTTTGTGCCCTTTATGAAGAATTTAATAAAGTGTACGATATATTTACCGGTCAGGATGTATGGTTCTCACCCATATATCATATGAGTTATCTGTTACCAAGAAATGATAATGTTGCCGAAGTTTGGTTCGCAGCTGCTGGTTTTAATAGAGCAGCAATTGATACAATTAAAGAATTGCGATTCAATCCTCGATTGGGTCAAAGAGATCAAATGTATCTCAAACAGCTAAACCCAATAGTCAAATTTAATCCTGGTTATACGGTTTGGGGACAATTAACCACTCAGGCAAAAGCATCTGCACTACAAGATTTAAATATTGTAAGATTAGTCCTTTATTGCAAAAGAGCGCTCGAAGAATATTGTAGATACTTTATCTTCGAGATGAATGATGCTATAACCTGGAGTCAAGTAAGTGGTGATATAGTTGAGTTCTTAGAAGATGTTAAGAAAAGAAGAGGTTTATATGATTATAATGTTAGTGTTGGCGCTAGTGACTATGAAATTAAAAAGAAGACTTTTCATGTGAATGTTACCCTCAACCCAACGCGTGTAGTTGAGAAAATTGAGCTTAATTTCTTTATTGTGTAATAATTAATCTTAATTATGTTACTGGGGTGTGATCTTTAGTTTGATCACACCCCATTTTAACGTTCAATTTGAAACTTTAATTTACCACAATCAAACACTTTATAGTATCCTTCCTTTAATCTTAATTCCCATTCAGTTTGATCTTTAGGTTCGTCTGGTCTTTTTCGTAAACTAAATCTATGAAATCTTTTCATGTTAATTCCATCAAAATAACAATAATCTGGAAGAGTTTGTCCTACTAATTTAAATCCAAGTTTATAATATAAATCTCCAGTAGACCATCTTAAATCTGCATAACTATATATTCTTTCCCAATTATAATTTCTTTTGAAATATGTCAAAAGTTTACTAGCAATTCCTGGTATTCTATAATTATAATTAGAACAAAATCGACCCAACTCCCAATCCAATTCTGATTCATATTTTTTCCTTGAAATACTTCCATGAGAGAATGTCATAACAGAAATTAATTCATCATTATGAAAAGCTCCCAATTTAATAACGGAACTATCTTTTCCTAATATGTGAAATTCGTTTAAGAATTCATTTTTTAATTTAGGGTCTATCTCTTTAATAATACATTTTCTTGCATGAATTAATTTTGAATTATTACAACCAAGAATATTCTTTAATGTATTTTTAACTATTTCTTTTTTACTAAACCATTCATCTTCAAAAATATGAATTAATCTATAACCTTTTTCTAAACTTTTATTTGTTTTATTTAAATGATAATGTTCATTTTTTCCCATTTCATCACTATGCCAATATAAACCATTGTGTTCTATAGCAATTTTCTTTTCGGGAATAACAATATCTAATTCAAATGGATTAATTATATCAAAACAACTTCTTTCTATCTCAAGATTTAAACTTTTAATATAATCACCAATTTCTATTTCAGCATTACTTGGTCTATTTCTTGGAAAACATTTTGGACATTTTCCCCCACCCATTGTTATATTATACCAACTATTAATATATTCTTTGTTACATACTAAACATTTTAAATGAACTTTATCAAACGTATAATTTAATTCATCCTTATTAAGTATTTCTATATTGAGGTCTTTAATACATAATACAACTTTTTTTCTAAAATTTATTAATGAAGTTGTTCTTGCTTTCTCTTTAAATTCATCTTTTTGAATACCCCAATCAACACCATGTCTTTCGTTATTTGTTTTAATTTTTAATTGTTTAACATTATTTCTATTTTCATCATCTTCATAAAACAATTGTAATTTATTACTTATAAGTTTTGCAACTTCTGGATCTTGACAGGAATATTCAACATTTCGTTTTCTTAAATTTGTTTCTATACCTTTTTGTTTTACTTCAGGATCTTGAGTAGAAAATCGAACATTTCGTTTTCTTAAATTTGTTTGTTCTTTTTTCTCCAAAATTATTGGTGAAGATAAGAAATGATCAACCCTATAATTTTCTTGACTGAATATTTTAATTTTATCTTTATATTCATCTGTTTGTGAATAGTTTTCTTTACCATGTCTTTCAAGATTAGTTTTCTTATATTTTTTTGCAAATTTTGGAACTGATAAAACTCCTTTAACATGATATGTGTCTTTAATTGTTTTGTTTCTTTGATTAATAATTTTTTCTTTTTTAATTGGATCTTTGAAAGTTTTATTTAAACTTACTTTTAATCTATTGCAAATAACTTTATCTTGCATAACATTTTTAACACCATATTTATCTAAAGAAGTAGAAATAACTTTATTTTTAGTTTCGGGATTTTGATTAGAACATTTTAAATCACAATGTCTTTGATAACCAATTTCAATCCCTAAGAATTTAGTTAGTTTTGGTTCATTCTTTTCTTCATCTATACAGTAAGGATTTTCACAATATTCCTCATAAGGTTTCTTTAAATAATTATCATAATAATCTTTTATTTCCATCTTATGATATTTCTTTATATGATTACCTAAACGTAAAAAAGTTTTGTTACATATTTTACATTGTTTCATATACACCCCCACTTTAAACAAAAAAATTGCTAAACCATTCCCAATATAATTAGAATGATTTAGCAATTTCAAAACCACCCAACG